ATGACGGAACAGATGGGCTACCGCAATGTAGATCGCGTATATGCTCTCGCAAGCCAAGGCAAATTCTCCAAGACTGATGAAAACGGCAAGCAGACGCTAGACCTACTGGCTTTGTCGATGATGACCTACATGGCCTCGAAGGTAATCGACAAAGAGGATGTGAACGCCGTCGTATATCAAGACCGTGCCTACTGGTGTTATTGGGAGGGTTGGGACAAGATGATAGAGGGTATGGGCATGGTCATCGCCTCCAAGGAACATGATTTAGACACTGCCGCAGAAACAACAATGGCCCGCACACGGACAGCGCGAAACCGACTGAGCCGTGGTGCAAAGTTTTTACAAGAGCAGGGCTGTATAAAGCAGCTAAAGGCTCCGATTCCTCTAGCGGGGAAGAATGCCATCTGGCTTCTGTTGCTTGGTAATGAGAGGGAGAACCGCGAAGCTGAGCGAATCGCCCGATTGTATTTCAATCTTCCGCCCATGAAAGCGTAAATACGCGAAAACCGCCCCTCCGTCCAGCGTTACTGCTGGGGGAGGGGCGGTGGTATTTATTCGCTGCGACTACTTGCCGGCCATGCGTACCGGGTTGTATGCGACTCCGAATCCTGCGGCGATGATGCCTGCGGCGGTACTGATGAAACCGCCGATTTCGGGGGAGCCGAAGCTCATGAACCCGAGTCCGATGACCGAGGCGACGAGCGTGACCACGTAGATGACGGTGCGCACCGTGTCATTGAACACGGGAGTGTACGGCGTGGCCGTATGGTCGGGAATATTGGGCGTGCCGGTTTCCGTGATTTCTTCGAGTTGGGTGTCCGGCGTGTTGTCGGTCATGTTTTGCTCCGATCAAAAAAATAGTGGTGATGCCGCCATCGGGAGTAATGGCGGCATCGGTTGGTTTTAGCGGCAGGTCACCACGTCGCCCACATAGTAGACGTTGATGTTGCCGGAGGGTACCGTGCATTGGCTGACGTTGTAGCCGTGGGAGGTGGCGAAATCCCACACGGTGTCGCCCCACTGGAGGACCTTGGAGACCCCGGTGGACGATGCGGGGGTGGCAGTAGAGCCGCCGCCGTAGGTTACGACGTCGCCCACGTAGTAGCGGTTGATGTCACCGCTTGGCGTGTGCCATGCGGACAACGGCCATGCGTTGTGGGCTACGGCGAGTCCCCAGATGGTTTCTCCCCATTGCATGACGTGGCTGATGCCACCCGTGTTGGTGTTGGCCGGGGGAGTGCTCGGCTGCACGGGCGCGGGCGTTGCCGGGGCCGGGGCTGTGGAGCCGGTGGGATTGGCGTACAAATCCCACTGCCATGCCTCGCCACGGAAAATGTTGAGGTCAATCGGACTCCACGTGTTGACCACGCCGGTGCCGCTGTATTGGCGCATGGCCTCGCCGTATGCGCCGATCATCCACGGAGCGGCTTGATAGCCGGTCGGGCTCATGTTGGCGTATTGTGCGATCCATAGGCCGTACCGGTTGCGGATGTCCTGCGGGATGGTGCCGGCCACCGGGCCGGTGTACAGCAACGGGCGCACACCACCGGAAAGCCGCTCACATTCGGCCATGAAGCGGCGCACCCAATCCCAATTACCCCATGCGGGATTATCGTCTAGCTCCCAGTCGAGCGCCACGATGCCGTGACGCCAATAGTTGCTGGTGTTCCGCCAGAAGAATTGGGCTTCCGCCTCGGGGTTGCCGCCCATCGCGTAATGGTACAGGCCGAACTTCTTGCCGCTGGCCTGTGCCTGGGCGATCATGCGGTTGGCGTCGGTGTTGACGCCGGACACGAGGCAGTTGTTGTTGACTTGGCCCGTGCCCCATGTGGTGCCGACCACCACGAAGTCCGCCTGCATGTTATACACGTCAGCGCCGCACTGCCAGTTGGACATGTCCACGCCCTGCATGTCCGCGTGGGCGGTCGCCGGGAGCAGCATCATGCACACGGCGGCGGACAACGCCATACCCTTGGCGAGCAGACGCTTCCACAACGGCTTGTCCTTGTTATTGACCAATGTTTTCCCCTTTCTCGGGATGGATTGTTGTTTGTGGCCCACGGTCGTGGGTCAGGATTGTCACGGCCCACTCGGGGCCGTCAATGGAAAAGCCCCACACGGTATGGTGTGGGGCTAGAATCAGTCGATTTTGTAAAGGCGGGGAGTGAGCGTCTTATCGACCTCGCCCGTGGTGTTGATGAAAATGTTGCATTGGAGAGTGCCGGCCTTCAAGGTTTTCGGCCCATAGTTACGAGGTCCGAACACATTTGCTCCTTCGCTCCCGTCGTCGTGGGAGATATGGGCTTGTATGCCCATCAGCCATGAATCGTTGCCCAGCGGCCAGTCCGTGGCGTCCATCGTGTACGTTCCCGCATCCACATGCACCACACTGGTCAAGTTATTCCACGAGTCGGCCTCTGTCGTGGTGGAGCCTTTGAAACGGTACGTGCCCGGTGTCGGTGCCGTGACCGTGATCCCCGGGTCGGTGCCTAATGTTTTAGGCAGGCCGGTGACACGCGGATACAGGTTCGCTAGTTCATAGCCCCCCCCCTAAGGCTCGTGTTGTCGGGTCGCATCCAATCGTGCGCGGTGTCGCCGGATTCGAGCTGGACTCGGAGGTCGCCGTCCTTCGCGGTGGGCGTGGCCTCGGTGGAGATGACGTTGAGGAACAGGCTGACGGTGCCGGCAGGGATTGCCATGACACTGTTACCCAAGTTCATTTGGGCTCCCAGTTGCTGCCCCTTGGCGTCGAGGCACTTGATGTTGAAGCTCAAACCGGCGATACTAGTGCCGCTGAGTTTCACGGTGCCCTGTACCGGGCATGGGAACGTCCACGACAGGCCACGCCATTGACCGGTGGCGGTGCCGGTGACATGCAATGACCCGTCAGTGTTGACGGTGGCGGTCAACCCGTTGCCCTCGGCGGGACCGTAGGACAGCAGGTTACGCGACAATACGGTAATCGGCACGGTTTTCGTAATCTTGCCGGCGGTCAGTTTCAGACTCGTGGACCCCGGTTTGATACCGGTTATTGATAGTGCGCCCATATTGGGGCCTCCTTTTATGGTGAAGGCCCCAATATCGGGGCCTTAGTTGAGTTTCCTGAGAATTGGGGTGATGGTTGCGTCCACGGTCTTGCCGGGCGAGACACTGACGAGCATCTGGTAGTCGCCCGCCGGGAGCGTCGCCTTGACCGTGCCATGCGAGAACAGGTCGATCCTGCCGTCCGTGGATTTGAGCTCGCAGAACGGGCCGACACCGTCGACGAGCGTGTGTTCGAGCGTGTACTCGCCGGCCGGCAGGTCCTGGGTGACGAGGATGGTCGCCCAGTCGGTCGCTGTGCCCTTCGCGTGTACCATGCCGTCGCCGGCCGCGGTGAACGTGATTCCGTTGCGCGTGGCGGGCAGGGTGGGCAGCACCCATTTGTTTCCCCATACGCTGACCGGGATGGTCTTTACGATGCTGCCTGCGGTGATGGTGATGGAGGTGTCGCCCTCCTTGAGGGCGCGGACACTAGCCCCCCCCCCTAAACGCTGTTGTTGTTGGGCAGATTCTAGTGGTGGTTGCAACACCTGAGGTTTGAGCGGCCTTCCATGGTCACGTTGTCGGTTGTTGAGGTT